ATCGATCCTGATAAAGTAACAGTCATTGATGTATTAGCGGAGAGTGAGTCCTGATGGCAAAGTCTAAAGTTGGTCTGAGTGGTGGAGTGTTTATTGAGGGCAAACCGAAAAAAACTCGGCAAGGTCATGGTAAACATACACTGTATAGCGCGACATCTCGCAATAAAGCCAAAAAACCATATCGTGGTCAAGGTAAGTAATCATAGTTAAATAGAAGAAGACATAAAACTTTATATGGCTTGTTTGATTGCAAATCTTCCTTCAATGGAAGTCTGGGTTCGTAAAGAGTATTTGACGGATCATCAGTCTGGTCATGGAGAATTCGTAAAGGGCGTCTGGGTATCGGTTAAATCGATTCCTGGGCGCGCTTTTTATTTTGAGACATACTTACCAGAGTATGCAGCAATGTACGATAAACTCCCCATCAGCGCGTTTGTGGCGGACCCTGAGATCCCTTCACCTGATATGACCTTACCTAACCTACAATTCTGGAATTGTATGGATTACGGCGTCGTTTCAGTGGACAAGAAGTTCATCGGTAGTATGGACTTTGAGTGTTATACAAGAGATCATGGTAATGTCAAAGGCACGTACATTTGTACGATAGACAATTATCATCATGATCCGGATTATGTGGAATATGCAACTAGTGAAAATCCTGCAGAACACAAATCACATAATCTAATTGAACTTGAGAATGGTCAATACGCACTCTATCCAAACAATCGATTGCGTATCTATGATAACAGTTTGACACCAGAGACACCAAAGATGCCTGATTTCAAGGTATCAACTCAATATTATCAAGTTGAGAATGGATTTGATCGTCTCGGTATGGGTCGTGAAGATGAATATTTCTGGAAAACATCAAAAGAACGTCAAGAGGAAGAAAACAATGACACCGACCAATGATTTTCTCGATAATTTAGCGAATGATCAGTATCAAAAGCTGATTCAAGAGGTCTATAATGATGACATGTTGAAGAAAACAACAAAAAATAAGAAGAATAATGAACTCCTGGAACGAGTTGACCAGGATGATAGTTCAGAAGGTAAACAAGTGCTCTAATTTCTGACTAAATATAAAGAGGTTAGACCAGATTCGTATCCGTGGCAGGTATTTCAAGGGCATTTAAGGACATTAGTTTGTCCTTTAAACGTCATCCAGTGACGAATGACATCATTTCGTTAAAAAACGAAGATGCAATCAAACGTTCAGTACAAAATATCGTTCTGACACTGGTTGGTGAAAAAGCATTTGCACCATATTTTGGTACAAATATTAATGATTCCCTGTTTAACTTGAATACATCAGTTGAAGCTGTGGGTTTGAAAGAACAAATTACCACATCAATCAACAATTTTGAACCAAGAGTTGATAATTTGAACGTTACTGTCACGGTTGATGCTGACAGTAACGACATGTATGCAACGATTGAATACGATATCGTTGGTCTTCCTGTTCCTACTCAAGGAGTAGAGGTTCTTCTTTTCCCGGCTAGAGTATAATGGCTTTCGGTCAATACGTAAATTTAGATTTTGATCAGATAAAAGAGTCCATCAGAGACTATCTGAGGTCGAACACGACTTTTACTGATTATGATTTTGAAGGGTCCAACCTTTCAGTGTTGATTGATGCGTTAGCATATAACACATACATCACCGCCTACAACACAAACATGGCGGCGAATGAAAGTTTTCTCGATTCTGCGACATTAAGAGAAAATGTCGTCTCTCTAGCACGTAATATTGGTTATGTTCCACGTTCTAGACGCGCTGCAAGATCAAGAGTATCGTTTAGTTTGAGTGGATTAACCGAAACTGTTACAGCCACGTTAAAAGCTGGTCTGGTTTGTAACGGTTCTGCAGCAAATACAAGTTATATTTTCTCTCTTCCGGAAGACATCACGGTAAATGTTGTTGATGGTGTCGCAAGATTTGAAAATGTTGAGATTTATGAGGGATTATTCGTCACTCAGAACTTCACGACAGACTCTAGTCTCTATAATCAACGATATATTCTGAATAATTCGTTCATTGATACCGATACTCTTCAAGTTAAGGTCAAAACTGACGAAAATGCGAACGTAGCAGTCACTTATAATGGTATTGATAACATTATTGGCATAACTTCGACCTCTTCTTCTTACTTATTGCAAGAAATTGAGGATGAAAGGTACGAAATTCTGTTTGGTGACGGAATTATTGGTAGAAAACTGTCAAATAATAATTATGTTTCTGCAACTTATGTGACGACATCAGGTCGTGAAGGAAATGGAGCGTCACAATTCAGTTTTATCGGTCGTTTAGTCAATCAAGACGGTGGAAGTATTGATCCATCCGCAGTTTCTCTGGTTACAACAAACGAACCAGCACGAGATGGGGACGATATTGAGTCAATTTCGTCGATTAAGTACTACGCACCAAGAATTTACTCGTCTCAGTATCGAGCAGTGACCGCATCGGACTATGAAGGCATTCTGGCACATATTTCTCCGAACATTGAGTCTGTTTCTGCGTATGGTGGAGAGGAATTATCTCCTCCAAGGTTCGGAAAAGTGTTTATTTCTGCAAAACCAAGAAATGGTGACTTTTTATCCGACTTTACCAAGCGTGATTTAGTTCAAAAACTGAAAAGTTACGCTGTTGCGGGTATTGTACCCGAATTTATCGACCTGAAGTACCTTTATGTTGAATTAGACTCCTTTGTTTATTATAACACAAACTTTAGTAGTGATGTAAATCAACTGAAAACGATTATTTCGAGCACTTTGACTCAATATTCGCGTTCTATTGATGTTAACAAGTTTGGTGGTCGATTTAAGTATAGTAGAACACAAACTTTGATTGATGGATCTGATGTATCCGTCACTTCTAACATCACTAGAGTCCGAATGAGGAGAAATCTTATTTCTGAACTTGGAAAACAAGCTCAATATGAACTTTGTTTTGGAAATCAGTTCCACGTCGCAGAATCCTCTTATAACATCGTTTCTACAGGGTTCAAGATTGATGGAATTAATGATGTTGTTTATATGTCGGATGAGGTAATTGATAAGAATCGTGGACGTTTGTTCTTCTTTACTTACACCGAAGGTGGCACTCCAAACATCATCAAACGTAACGCCGGTACAGTTAAATATGACATCGGTGAAATTCTTATAGATACTGTAAATATTGTTTCTACAAACATTTCAAATAATATTGTAGAAGTGCAGGCGATTCCTGCCTCTAACGATGTGGTTGGTCTTAGAGACTTGTATATCAAGTTTGATATGACAAATACCAACATCACAATGGTACAAGACATTATTTCTTCGGGTGAGAATACCTCAGGTTCTAGATTCCGTAAAGAGTCTAGTTACAATGTCCCAACATTCGTTAGAAATTCTAAATCGCCAATTTCTAGTAGTGCATTGACTGCTATAGCGTCAACTGCAACGTCAACCAGAGCGGCATCAAGCACAACTGCATCATCTGGGTCGTCTGGGTCATCTACATCAGCTTCATCTACATCGTCTTCTAGCGGAACATCCAGTTCTTCCTACTAATAGCGGAAAATATAAATGATCGACACCTCTATCCAAAGAGTAAAAATTAGTCAGGTAATTGAAAATCAGTTGCCTGAATTTGTTCAAGCAGAAAATCCACTTTTTGTGGAATTCATGAAACAGTATTATGTTTCACAAGAATTTCAAGGTGGAACAGTTGATCTTGGAGAAAATATTGATCGATATACAAAATTACAAACTTTTGTTGGTTCCGCAACAACAGTATTCACCGGTTTAAGTACAGATACTAAATCTTTCTCATCAACTATTCAAGTTGAGACCACCGATGGATATCCTGCAAAGTATGGTCTTTTAAAAATTGATGATGAGATCATTACATACACTGGACTGACCACAAACACCTTCACAGGGTGCGTCAGAGGGTTCAGTGGCGTTGATTCTTTAAAGAGATCTGATAGACCCGACTTATTATCATTTAAGAACACGGTCGGTGCAGCTCACACTGGTGGAACAAAGGTATTCAATCTTTCTAATCTTTTCCTTCAGAAGTTTTTTGATAAACTGAAGGATACTTTTGCGAATGGGTTTCAAAACAGAAAACTCACGGGTGATTTAGACCAGGTTAACTTTGTCCGTCAAGTTAAGGATTTCTATAAGACAAAGGGTACAGAAGAGTCTTATAAAATTCTGTTCAAAGTCTTATTTGGCGATGATGTCAATATTATCAAACCATCTGATTTTCTGTTGAGACCATCTGATGCAGATTATCGCATCACTAATGATCTGTTGGTAAAAGTTATCACAGGTGATCCTCTTTCTTTGAAGGGGTCTACTCTTTTCCAAGATAAAGATGAAAAAGATAACCGCATTCAAGGAGCTTCGGGTGCAATCTCCGAAATATCTAATTTTGTCTACGGTGGAGACCACTATTATCAGATTGGATTGTCTAGAGAATCGGTTGAAGGTTCTTTTGTCATTCCAGGTAGGACTAGGTTCACAGATAACGTTTCAGTGGGTGCCACGGTCCTTACAGTGGACACTACGGTGGGATTCCCTACCACTGGTATATTAAACTGTATTGATAAAAATGGCACTATTGGTGTAGTTACTTACAGCGATAAGAGTTCCACACAATTCATTGGAGTTGATCCAATGATTACCTCATATGCTGTTGGCAACGAAGTTAGATATAACAACGTTGCATATGGATATTCTGCAGCCAGTATTGATAACAAAATTGAAGTCGTTATCACTGGTGTTCTTTCTGACATGGAACTTCCCCAAGAGGGCATTTATTTTGAACAGGGAGATAAAATTAGAGTTGGCACACCGGGTCTTTTAACTAGTCCAGAAGATCCAAACTTTAACTCTTGGATGCATAATGTTTCTATCAGACATAATCCAACGATATTTGAACAGACATCGACAACTGGTGTCTATAACGTAACAACTGCATCTGCTCACGACTTCTTTGAAGAAGACTTTGTTGAAGTTCTTGATGCTGATGATAATTTACTTGGTGTAGGTAGAGTTAGTAGTGTAATCAGTAGTTCTACTTTTGTTCTAAGTGACTTACCAGGTCTTCAACCAAACATCAACATAGTTGAATTTATTAGAAGAAGACTTCATAGAGGCAACAGCACAGTTCATGACAATATTACCAAGTATACTACAGATATTCAAAACTCATACGATCATCATACTTTACTGCATAAAAAGACTCCATCAAATCCACCACATCCTCATGTATACGTAACATCTCCATCTATCCCAAGTTT